CAATGAAAGATACCCATAAAAAAGAGGTGGAGGCCTCCACTACAACTATCAAGGTAAAAGACCGGATGCTTGCCGAAAAGGAACGGGTAATACAAAAGCAGGAAAAAGAGCTGTCACGATTCACAAAAGAGATTGAAGCAAGGGACTACAAGCCTGGTGAAAAAGAATTCATCAAGCAGATGGAAAACAAACAGATGACAATCACAGGAATGTTCCTGGAGCTTGACCCGGAAAGGCTGCCCGAAGACGCCACTCCGATTATGATAGCAAAATACATCGAAGTCTTGAGCTATTTCAAGCGGGCAGCTCACGCGTATCTCGACACAGCTCTCGAAGGCCATGCTCAGCCTGATGATATCGAATGGGAACAGCCCGGCCTTACCGATGAAGACAGGAAAATTCCATCCGGCGCAGAGATAGAAAGACAGACAATGAAACTTGTTGGAGATTAACTCATGTGGAAACATGTCTTTGTAGAGCAATTAATTGCCGCGAGAAACGGCGGAAAGCAAAAAGTGATCGACAAATACAGGGCGATGACAGGAAAAACAGCACAAAGCTTATACAGGATTGCCGCGAAAAACGGCTTTAACGCCGGCAGAAAAAAACGCCTGGACAAGGGCGCGTGCGAGCTGAATGACATGCAGATTTCCTTTATAGCTGCACAGATACAAGTTACATCCAGGGAGCTCAAGGGGCCTATCATGCCTGTCGAAAAAGCTCTGATAATTGCGGAGGATAACGGCATTGTTGAGCCGGGCGCTGTGTCCGTGTCTCGTATGCAGAGCATACTTGCCGAGCGTCAGATAAACAAAGCAGCTATGAAAACGCCGCGGCCGCATATTAAAATGCGCTCCCTTCATCCAAACCATGTGCACATATACGACATGTCTGTCTGTATCCAGTATTATCTGAAAGGCAAAAAGGGCCTCAGGATGATGCGCGAAGATATGTTTTACAAAAACAAATTTGAAAACTTCGCAAAGGTGAAAAGGAAATTAATACGCTATGTCTTGGTAGATCATTTTTCGCATTTTATTTATGTAAAATATTACTACACAGGCGGCGAAACACAGGAAAACCTGTATGACTTTCTGCTGTCAGCCTGGTCTGGCGACAAACACCCTAAAATACCATTTCGCGGGGTTCCGTTTTACGCTCTGTTCGACAAGGGCGCCGCAAATGTCTCAAAAGCAATAACCACATTTTTAAACCGGTTAGATATAAAAACGCCGGACTCCCTTCCTCACAATCCACGCCGCCAGGGCAGCGCCGAAGTTGCCCAAAATCTTGTAGAATGCTGGTTTGAATCCGGTCTTAGAATGCAGCCCGCTCACAGCGTGGAAGATTTGAACGCCTGGGCAATTGACTGGTGTGCCTGGTTTAACGGGACGCGCAAACACAGCCGCCACAAGATGCCGAGGACTGAATGCTGGTTAGGGATAAAAAAAGAGCAGCTCAGGGAGTTGCCGGAAAGACAAATCCTGCATTATCTGTATGAAAAGCCGGGCGAAAACCGCCTTGTGCGCGGAGATTACACGATCAGCTTTTGCTACAAAAACCACGATGTACGCGAATATAACGTGAAACATATCGAGGGCATACAGCCGAACCGCTCAAGGGTGCAAGTATTGCTGCGGCCACATAACTGGCCGGAAGTAGGAGTGGTTCACGATCAAATCGAATATCTGGTGAAACCAATAGGATACGCAGAGGGCGGATTCCGGGCGGATGCGGCGATTATCGGGGAAGAATTTAAGTCCATGCCGGAAACAAAAACACAAAAGGCAGCGAAAATATCCGACAACCTTGCATACGGAGAAGACCGGAAAAAAGACGCGGTTCCGTTCGAGGGCATGCAAGTGTACGGAAACCAGGCAGATAAAGTGACCCTGGAATATATGCCAAAAACCGGCGTTGAAATCAGCACAAGTCAAAGCGGTTTTGAAGACAGGGAAATCTCGGTCATGGAACTCCTGCAAAAACTGCTTGCATCAGGGATCGGAATCACGCCGGAACTAAACAAGGCGATTAAAGACACATATGGCAAAACGATCCTGCTGGCCGAGTCAAAAAGATTATTAGATATAGGAGCCGGCACAGGAAAACTTATACCCGCAAACCTTGGAGGCAATAGCGATGCTGCTCTTAAAACAGTTGCTTCTTGATTGCGGTGTCAGTCAACAGGAGTTCGCAGGCATGGCCGGATGTTGCAGGCCGCATATAGGCCGCGCCCTTCAGGGTCGAATTCCGGTCAAGGAGAAAAAATTCAAGGCAAATATAGAGACCGCCATCACCGGTTCAAAGATATTAACCGCATGGCTGCGCAAACGCGGCTGTAAAGTGTCGGATATATGGACGGCGGCTGATGACGATTTTTCGCGAAACAGACCACGCGGGTTTGGAAAGAAAATGTCCGGCGCCCTGACCCGATATTACAAACACCCGGCCATACGGCCCGGAGATCCGCTGAAAACAGAAACACACAAGGAGGCTGAGATGATAACACCAAAAGCATTGCGTTACTTCAAGCTGTTCAGAAGCCCTTTTATCAACGATATAACAGACGTTAAAGATATATTTTTATCAGAAGATCATATTTTTCTGAAAGAAATGATGTTGGACACGGCGCGTCATGCAGGATTTACAGCGGTTTTCGGCGAAGTAGGTTCCGGCAAGTCGATCATGCGAAAAGCAGTTGTCCAGGAACTTGTGAATGACGGCATCAAGGTTATTTATCCTATTATTATCGACAAAACACGCATAACACCGGCGTCGCTGATTGACGCTATTATTATGGACGTATCGGATGAAAAACCAAAGCGGAGCCTGGAACCCAAAACGAGACAAGCTTTAAAGCTGCTAAGAAACCGCGCCATATCAGGCATGAAACAAGCATTGATCATTGAAGAGGCGCATTTGTTAAACGTCAAAGCAATGAAGGCCTTAAAACAAATATACGAACTCGAAGACGGGTTTTCAAGGCTGATCGGCATCATACTTATAGGCCAGACCGAGTTGAAGTTCCTTCTCGATGAAACCCGTCATCCTGAAATGCGCGAGGTTACACGCAGAGTTACCTGCGCGGAGATAGGCGGTCTTGGCAAAGATTTGCCCCGGTATCTCATGCATAAATTCGTCAGGATGAACAAAAAACCGGAAGATGTTTTCGCTGCTGATGCATACTCCGCAATGGAGCGCAGGCTGTCGGACAAAGTCGGCAGGCGCTCTGTGAGCAAGGCGCACCCGCTTACAGTCAATAATTTTGCGTCCAGGGCTATGAATCTTGCGGCGGAAATGGGCGAGGAAAGAGTTACTGAAGACGTTATTATGAGCGTGTAGTTAAGTTTTTCATCGCCGCCCGCGTCCGTGGCGGTAATAACGGCGGCCTCCAGTGTCCACCGGGGATCGGCCTCGGTGGACATGCTGGGGATTTTAATAGAGAAAAAGACAATCACGAAAACGCGAAAGAGCGAAAGCACGAAAAGGGGAAAATATATGGGCGCTCGTAAATACTTTTTTTCATCTGAGATGGATGAAGAAATCAGGAGGTTGTATCAGGCCGAGGTTGGAATTAAGTCTGTAGCCTACCAGGGTCCTGTGCGGGATCTGGCTCTGAAATTCGGAATGCCTCGATATGCTGTGTCGAAGCGGGCTGTTAAATTAGGGGTTTTGCCGATACAGAAAAAAGAACCTGATTGGTCTGATAAAGAAATAAAAATATTAGAGCATGCCGCGCAATACACCTTGCCGGTTATACAGAGGAAGCTTAAGGCGGCAGGTTATAGACGTTCGCAGATGGGTATTCTTTTAAAGCGTAAAAGAATGCGTTTTTTGAACAATTTGAACGGGCATTCCGTTCGGTCTATTGCAACGTGTTTTGGGATTGATGATCACTCTGTCACGCGCTGGATCGAAAAAGGATGGCTCCGGGCAAAAAAGCGTGGAACTAACCGGACGGCACGTCAGGGCGGAGATCATTGGTACATAAAAGACAAGTGGATCAGGGATTTTATTATCGACAGCGTGTCGGTTATCGATATTCGTAAGGTTGATAAATACTGGCTTGTAGATTTATTAGCGGGGGACTTAAAATGACTAATATTGAGACGATCAGGGAGTTGGTGCGGGATTTGGAACGGGGATGCGATAAAATGGATGGCGGGATGAATCTGGAACAAGCGCGGAAGCTGCTTGTGGTTTCGGAATGCATTACAGCTTCTATTCAGGCCTATTTATTTAGATTTTTGGCTGGCGGGGGGAGGTAAGGATTATGAAACTGGAAGATCTTGGAATTGATTCCACAACAAGACATCACAATAAACAGCTTACCGAAGCGGAAAACCGGTTTTTAGGGATTTTATGGGTAGACCATGTGGGCGAAGAGAATAAGATTTCCGCGGCTGTGCTGGCATTGCAGTACAATAGCGTTATGGAGAATCTGGAATATGACTCGGATTTGTCAGCACGATTAATCAAGGATTTCAAAAATTCATCATGGCTGGACTGCAAAAAACGCACGGTGCGTCACCTGCACAATCACCTGCTTACCATGCATGACAATATCTCTATTTTGAGCAAAGCAGGAGCGGGCGGAGGTTACTGGATAGCGGAAAACAAACAGGAAGCGGCAAGTTTTTACGAAACATTCCGCAAGCGAGGCATGACCGGCCTGGTAAAAGCTTCGAGGGGCAAAAAAGCGGCGCTGGTGGATATGATGCAGCAAGTCACTTTTGAGTTTGAAGATCTTGCCGTCAATGTCGGGATGCTTGATAAAACGGATATGTCAGGCGATCCCGCGGCAATAGCTGTTGTGGATTCGTTTCTGGGGCGGATGTTGGAAGATCCATCTCGTTTTTCATCCGGCCTGAAAAAGCTCAGCAAGAAATATGGGAGCATATTGTTAGATAAAACGGAAGTGGCGGCGATGAAGGCAAAGGCGGTTGAGTTGTCGAAGCTGGTTGATGCCTTGGGCATATAAATGTTTTTTTACCACGAAGAGCACGAAGGGCACGAAGGTAAAGAAAGATAAAATGAAGAAACTGATTACAAACGAGCAAATCAGGTGCATTAAAACAATCCAGCGTAAGCATCAGGCTGATGATGATTATCGTGAGATGCTGGAAAAGCGTTTTAAAGTGACCAGTTGCACACAGTTGACCTGTGCTCAGGGAACGGCATTGATAAAATTGTATAAAGAGTGGGGGTGGACAAACTTTAAGAAAGCTCAAAGCTCAAAGCCGAAAGCTCAAAGGAAGTCGGGGCCTCGACGATCAGGGAATATGACAAGGATGGTGTCTCCTGCGCAGAGAAAGAAGATCGGAGTCCTGGCTAATATGATTGAGTGGCGGGTCAAAGATGGTTTGACACGGTGGGTAAGCAAGAGGTTTTCAATTGATCGGATTCGGACTGCTCAGCAGGCATGGCAGGTTATAGAGGGGCTCAAAAAGATGTTTGAGCGGCAGATGGAAAAAGATTATGGGCATGGATGGCGGGATCTGGATTATACAGATGTTGGTATTCGGCGATACATTGAGGGATAAATTTTTAGCCACAGACACACACGGACGTACACAGAGGGAAAAGATTATATGGAAAACTTTCCGTCTATTAACCTGTTATAATGCTTGAGTAAAAGGAGGTGATAATATGAGTAATGATCCTTGGAAATATAGGAGTAAAGGCATGGCTTGCGCAACTTGTATGTGGTTTGTTGAAAAAGCCAAAGCGGAAGGCAGTAAAAACACAGCACCGATAGGCAGGTGTCGTCGGCACGCTCCAACCATGAACGGTTATCCGGTTGTATTTGAGACAGATTGGTGCGGAGATCACAAACTTAACGAAAACGCATTATAACAAGCCACAGGTCAGCTAAATAAGTTAGGAGGATGGCAAACAGCTTTCTCCCTGCCGCCGATCTAATGTCTTGGCGTGGTGACGTATAGGAAACAACATGAAATTGATTTGCCCCTCATGCGGGGCGGTGCATAGCGCGGAGGCGTGGCAGAATGATGTGATTGCGCGGCAGTGTTTGAAGCTGGCTTGTGAAATGCCGCATGATGTGGGCAGTCGGTGTTTTGCTTATCTGGCTTTATTTCGTCCGTCCGGCAGGTCTCTGACCTGGAAAAAGGTTTTGCGGCTGCTGTCTGAATTGAAAGAGCTGGCGGGGATGTCTCATATTCAGTGGGATAAAAACGTTGCCAGGCCGAACAGCGCTTATGCCTGGGGCATGGCGATGGAACGGATGATAGAAAACCCTCCCCGGCGGCTGCCTTTGAAATCGCACGGGTATCTCAGGTCTGTGGCTTATGAGATCGCGGATGAAGCAGACCGGCATAAGGAAGTAAAGAAGAATCAGGAAGAAAGAAAAGGGAATGCCAGAGGTCGGAGGCCGGAGGTCGGAAGTCAGAAAAATCCGGAAAGGATTTCCCTGGAAGAAATGCAGGCGATCAGGAAGAAAAATCATAACAAGAGACGTGGGAGTGCGAATGCGAATGGATAGCAAAATATTAAACAATAAGGTTTTGTTGAGACTGGATGAGGTTGCAAAAATATTACGTGTGTCTAAAAGCAGTATAGAGA